ATTGGAACCAAATGCCCTCCCGGTATTGTAAAAAAAAACCATCGCGCCAAGGGCTACGTCCATCGTGGCTTGCTTCATCTTTTCTACCTGTTTCGGAGATGGCTTGTACTCGTGGATTTCGTAGAACGCACCCATCTGCACCTTCACGGGTCGGTACATAATGGCGAGGATGTCCGGCAACTTCTCCCACACGTCCCCTTTGCACGCGCTTTCAAGGTCTACAAACTCTCCGAGGGTGAGGTTGCCCCAGTCAGGTATGAACCCGTACTCGACCCCTTCGAGGGTGAATTTCGGCACAAACGGGTACTCGCTTGTGTTGGGTGGGTTCATCAGCTTGCCCATAATGCGAGCCACCTTTGCCACATCCGCAAAGGCCATCTTCTGCACCACGTTACGTGGCAGGTCGCACAAGACCTCCAGTCCAATTTTCACCGCTTCCATCCCTTCCTTCGGAGGGTCGTTCGCTTTCACTAACCGGACGTACTGCTCCACCGTGATGTCGGCCATCGTTTCCGGCACGCGGATGCGTTTACGATATGACATAAACCCCTGTCTTTTTAATGAGTTTGTTAAGACAAATGTACCTCGCCGCGTCCACGATGTGGTTGAATGCGTCCACAGGCTGGTTCAAAACCTTGCCGTTTTTGTCGGTCATCCACTTGTAGTTTCGGAACTCCTTTTGGGCGTTCACGTCCCCTTCCCGTAGGTGGATTCGGTAACGCCGCATCATATCAATCCCGATGCGTACGGAGTCCGGCCCTTTCTTGGCTGGCTTGACGTTGAACCCCATCCGGTGCAGTTCGTCGATGGATTTTGGCTCGGCGGAATCGGCGATGATTTCCGCGTGCCTGTCGATGCCCAGCAGCCTCAACTCCGTCGCGATGTCTGCGTTGGTCATTCGGGTTTGGTACATCAACTCTTCGAGGTACAGGTCGTCGCCATCCACGTACATCCTGACCAGAGCCGTCGGGTCGTTGGTGTATCCCCAGTCCATTCCGTACGCGATAGGCTTGGCTGTCTTGGGGACTTCGTCGTAGACGCTGAACTGGAAGATGGTCTCACGGGATTGCCCTCGTTCTCCGAGGCCGTAGACCCTCCAAAAGTTCTCGTCGATGTTTTTGAGCCGTTCGATTTCCGCGATGGTCTCCTCGTTCAGATATGGGTTGTCGAGGTAGGTCGTTTGAAAGAACTCCGCATCGTCCCGGGGGATGACGCTCTCGTAAATCCAGTGGTACTCGTCCGATGGGTTGTAGTCGATGATGACCTTGTCGGTCGTTCGAAGAACCAACTGCTGCCAATCTTCAAACCGCAGTTCGTTGGCTTCGTTGCAAAAGAGGATGTCGCGCTTGCGTCCCCTGACCTTTTGCGATTGGTCGATGGAGATGAACTCCACGAGGTTTCCGTAGAGCAGATAGGTGGCTTCGGACTTGTTGTGGTGTTCTGCGCTGTAGATGTTTTCACGCTCGAGGATTTCAAAGAAGTCGCGCATCACCGAAGCCCGCAACGAAGGGAAGGACTTCCTCGCAATGGTGATGGTGGCCCCTCGGTTTGGGTTGTTGTAGGCCAGTTCGATGAGGGCCAGCAGGATGGAATAGGTCTTGCCCGACCGCGTTCCGCCTTGGTGGACTTGGATGCGTTTCGAGCAGGACTTGACGTGGTAGTATGTCTTGGCAAGCGTCACTCCTTAAACCAGCTGAGCGGTTGATGGGCGTGTACTTCTACCTCTTGGCGTTCCACGTACCCCCGGGCCTTGCCCTTCGTTTTCAGGAAGAAGATGGTCGCCGCCGGGTTGCCCTCCTTCATCAACTTGTAGAGGTGGCTTTCTGCAAAGTCCAGCACCGATTCGTTCACCGTGCTGACCGCCGCTCGGTACTCCTCGTCGTCCTCCATCCACTTGTAATGGGTACGTCGAGAGATGTTCACCTGCTTGCAGGCCGTGGATACGATGCCAAGCGTGCGCTCCAACGCTTCGAGCATCTCGGCCTTTTTTGTTGCTGTCGTGTGCATTTTGTGAAAAGATAAAAGGGAGGGTCACCGTCCCCTCCCCTTCGGGTTTCAGGAAGTTGTTAGAACGTTCGGTGCTTCTTTGGTGGCCTTGAGGCCGGTGAACTCTTCCCATCGCTTGACGATAACGTCGCAGTACTTTGGGTCGATTTCCATCCCGTAGCAAGAGCGTGAGAGTTGCTCTGCGGCGATGATGGTTGTGCCGGAGCCGAGGAATGGGTCGTAGACCACGTCGCCTGTTTTCGAGGAGTTGGTGATTTGGTAGCGAAACAACTCCACCGGTTTCATCGTAGGGTGGTCTGCGTTTTTCGATGGCTTGTCAAACTCCAGTACGGTGGTTTGCTTGCGGTCGGCGTACCAGTTGTGCGCCGCTCCTTCTTTCCATCCGTAAAGACAAGGTTCGTGCTTCCACTGGTAATCTTGCCTTCCCATCACGAGGGAGGACTTGTTCCAAATCAGGCACTGCTTCACGCTTTGACCGCAGTCCTTTACGGCGGCTCGGAAGTTGAACCCTTCGGAATCCGCGTGCCAAATGTAGAACGCCGCCCCGGGCTTTATGTTCTCGAACGCGAGGTTGAGGAACTCGTAGAGGAACGTGCGGAAGTCGTCGTCGCCCATCTGGTCGTTCTCGATTGTCAACTTGTCCTTCGTGCCGCCTTCGTAGTTCACGTTGTACGGAGGGTCGGTCAAGAGCAGGTCGCTTTGTGCCTCTCCGAAGAGCCGTGCTACGTCCTGCGGGTTCCTTGCGTCGCCGCACAGCAGTCGGTGGTTGCCCAACACGTAGAGGTCGCCCAGTTGGGTGGTGGGTTCTTTGGGAGCCGTTGGGACGTCGTCCGGGTCGGTGAGTCCTTCCTCCTCGGTTTGGGGAACCCATACGTCCAAACCCCACTCCTCGAGTTGGCTTGCGTCCCACTCGTTAGCAAGGATGTCCCAGTCCCATTCTCCGTAGCCGACGTTGTCCTTGATGATGAACTCGCCGTTCTTCTCGGCATCCCACGGAGCGACGTAGACCGGAACCTCCTTGAGCCCGGCGGCCACGCACGCTTTGAGCCTCATGTTGCCTCCAAGCACCACGAAGTTCGGGTCGCAGACGATGGGCCTTGCCTGAAGCATCTCGGGAAACTCCTTGATGGAGCGCACCAGCTTCTCGAACTTGTCGTCTTTGATGACCCTTGGGTTCGTCGGGTTCGGCAGCAGTTTGCCGATGGGCAGCGTTTGGATTTCAGCGACCATTGCCTCGCAACTCAATAACCACCTCGGCCAACGCCACCACCGCAAGGATGTAGTCCTTGGGCGATTCCTCGAGCAGTCGCGCAAAGGCTGGGTTCAGGTGTGCTGACTGCTCTTTGAGTACCTGCGCCATTGAGTGGCTGTTGTTCTTGACTCCCTTGGGTCGCCCGGCGGGGTTCCCGCTTTGTCCTTTGATAAATGGCATAGTATTCTGTTTTTTTTATAGGCCCACGGCGTACTTCTGAAACCACCCCTCCTTTTTACCCAACTTCACCCACTTGTTGTACCTGTCCACCGTCCGCATCGCCTTGAGGTGTACCCGCTGTTCCTCGGTCGCTGGGTAAAACACTTCCCGATGGTAGAGGATGAGCCCTTCGTCGGCCAGCCATGAAAGAGCCGAGGTGATGGTTTGATGCTTGATTCCGGTCATCGCTTTGAGTTGCTCAAGCGTGAGCGTTCTGTTCTGAAGCAAGGCGTAGACCTTTGCCCTTGTAGTATCCAGCGTTCCGTTCTTGACGTTTGCGATGAAGGTTTGAATGCTTCGCTCACTCATCGATTTGGGATTTGGGATTTGAAGTGTTGAATGATTGCTTCCATCTTAAGATTGTAGAACGTCTCGAAGTCCACTATGGAGTCCTTCTCCCACACCTTGTACAGGACGCTCCGCAACCGCTGGCTCTTGGTCTTGGCTCCCGCGAACTCTGTCTTGGCACTCGCCAGTTGTTCCGCGTCCCCTTCGGAGATGCCTTCGAACTGAAAGAGGAGGTAGCCGTACTGGTCTACGTAGGAATCTATCAGGGCGATGGCGTTGGAATCTTGCTCTTGGGTGATGAACCGCAGAGTGATGGTTCTATCCTTCCTCCGCGAGTACCCGTCGAGTTGTGCGGCGGTCAGGATGCGTCGCACGATGCTTCGTAGGCTCCTTCGAGTTCTTTCAACATCGACGCAAGGCACGTCCCGCACCCGGCAACTTTGCGCCGCCGCTTCAGGACGCTTTGATAGAGTTCTTCCAAGGTCTGCACATCGGTTCCTTTCATCACCTCGCCCTCTTTGCGTGAGGCAAAGGTGGTCTCCCACAAAACTTTCTGCTCTGCGTTCATCGGTACGGCGTAAGGAAAGGCTACGTTGAGCCACCGCTTGCGTTTGTCGCACCCGCAGTCATCCCCTAACACCGCCTTGGCTACGGCGGCTACTCCTGTGGTCTCAAGTACCTTCTCCACCGTGTCGCCCAATCCTTTGGAACGCCGCGTGTATTGTCTCTTTGCCATATCTCAAAGATACTATAAAGGATTAAAATCCTTGATTTGTTGTTGATACAATTTGATGAGTTCTTCGGCCTCCGGTTCGCCCATCCTCAAGGTTTGATTGGAGAGGAACACCAACCCTTCGGCTGTCCCCGGGCCGTACTTGTTATCGAGGTGCTGGCCAAACTCCCATTGCGCCCCGTTGAGGAACAGGTTGCACCGGGGGCATTGGGGCTTCACGTTCATCTCGTTCCAGCGTGTGGCGTATTTGGCCCGGGTGACGAAGTGACCCGCGTGCATCTCTTTCCAATGGCTTTGTTTGCCACAGGTGAAACACTTCACCTGTCCCTCGGAGTCCGAGTGTTTGAGCCGTGTCCAATGGCTGAAAACCTTGTCCAGTTTCTTTACCGTGGTTGCTTTCATAGGTGCAAAAAAAGGGAGGATTGCGTTCAACCCTCCCTTTATCAAACAACAATGAAGCATCAGAAACGAGATGCCGTGTCAAAAATAGCCCGAAAAAGGGCGTGAGCAACTTGAGGTACAATCGCATTCCCGTAGGCTTTTATGGATTCGTTGCGCCACTTTGAAAAGGTGATTCCGTCCAATCTACGGGGAAGCCCATCATCTCCGCCACAAATCGGGGATTGAGTTGGGAACCCTGCCCAGCACGCTGCCGTAGTGTATCCTGCAACGCGCTGCCGTGTTGGCCCTTCGCCGCCTGTAGTGCTTCCGGGCTGCGTGCCGTGTTCCAATCCATCGCATTCGGCGTTGGCAGCATCCGCGTCACCATTCCCACCATAGAAGACCGCTTCGCTTGACTGGGTGGCAGGGT